ACCCGAAGAGGTGCACCCGCACCAGGTCGAAGGCGTTGACCATCATCCCGGACACGGGGTCGGTGCCGTGGTTGGAGTAGGCGAACTTGCCGCCGTCGTAGACCACGAAGCCGTTGGAGGTGTGCCCCGCCGTATAGGTGTAGCGGTTTGGGTCGTGCTCGTTTCGCCGGTACACGGTGGGGAGGAAGGCGGCTATCGCCTGGTGGATGTCGTAGGCCCGGCAGAAGGTGCCGACGATGTTGTCCTTCCTGGTGGGGTCTTCCGCCCTGCCTCCCTTGCGGGCCTTAGGCATGTCGTATTCGCCGGGGAACTGGGGCCACTCGGAGGCGTCATGCCAGTCGAGGTAGGAGGCCAGCACGTTGTCCGGGTCCAGGGGATCCCCCTCGATGTCGGCGGAGTCCGGCTCCCCGTCGGCGGGGCAGGAGGGCCAGTACATGAGGCGTTCCGGCTGGACGCACGTCCTGTCGAAGAGCGACATGCCGGCCCGCTCGCACAGCCTCCTCACTATGGGGCCGTACTCGTCCGCCGACACCGTGCGTGCCAGCGGTATGATCACCCGCCACCTCGGGGCGTCGGGCGTGTGGGAGTGCGTGGTGTAGGCGTAGAAGGCCGTGCCTGGGAGGGTGCGTTCGATGACCGCGGGGATGTCCGTGCCTTCGGGCACGCTGTCCGCGTCGAGGGTGACGAGGGAGCGCTGCGGCACGCTGCCGGCCTTGCGCCGCCCGGCCTCGGGCCCCTCCTGGCAGACCGGACCCCCGACGAAGCCGCCGGTGTCCTTGGCAGCTCCCTGGCGGTCCTTGTCCATGGCGAAATACTCCGCCATCGTCTCCGACGTCCGCAGCACCTTCCCCAGGCGTGCGGTCAGCCGGTCCCAGGTCACCTCCCGGACCTTCCAGCTGACGTCCTTGCGGGACTTGCCCGTCGATATGGTATATTTTTCCATGTTGCTTGATATTAGCTTTTTGGACCCCGGGAGGGACTCCAACCCTCCGCCGACTTATCGGAGAAATGTGAATGAAAGTAACGTGCAAACTTTAACCATGTCTTGCGGCGGCATGCAGCCCGGGGTCTTTTCACGCCTCGCGGCGTTACTGATGTTGGATAATTATGAGCAAATGCGCCTCACGGCGTCGGTGTGTCAGAAGAGGTCGTCGTCCGCAGCAGCCGTGCCGGCCTGGACGTCGGCGTCCCCGAAGGCGTCGTCGTTAGAGAGTCCGCCCAGGGGTTCGCCTTCCCTGACGAAGAGGATCCTGTCGAGGTAGGCGGTGATGCCGCTGTTGCCTTTGGTGGTGTAGGGCCTGATGGTGACGATGGCGAGGGCGTAGTCCCCGTCCTTGACGTCACCCTCTCCCAGCTGGACGTAGGTGCCGTCCTTCTCCTTGCGGAGCACGGTGGGCTTGTGGGTGGTCGATACGTTCATGTAGTAGGCATTGGCGAAGGCGGGGTTCTCGGGGAACTTTGCAGGTCCGTCCTTCAGGGGCTGGTTGTCTTTCGTGAGCTGGAACTTCATGGCTCCGGCGGTGGCGGAAGCATGGGCCTCCCTGATGGTCTGCTTGATGAGGGAGACGGTCTCTTCGTCGGACTTGTCGATCATCAGGACGGCGGTGTACTTCTCCTTGTCCTGGTAGAAGGGGTCGGGTTTGAAAACCTTGAGGTAGTTCAGTCTTGCGGGGATGCGGATCTTGCAATCACCCAGGGATTTTGCTTGTGACATGATAAATGGGATTAAGAATTACAGGAAAGGAGCGAAGAGATTCTTCTGGTCTTCGTCGGGGTGATTCCGAAGATATTCTTCGGCTTCGAGGTATCCGATCTTTTTGAGAAGGTTTTTAATGTCCAGAAGGACATCATAGACGAGACGAATGTCTTGTGTGTTTTGGTCAACATTCGTTAGAAGCTGGTTTACACCGGCTATACGTTCAATAAATGTCATAATAAGTTAGGATTAATAGTGTTTGAATAACATAAAAGGAACATTAAAATAGAGTAAGTTGTCTTTGTTCTTTCGGCATAATTGTGTTCCGAAATTTCCAAAAGTCTTTTTTTTCTCGGCTAATACGAATAGAAGGAATCCCGCTTTCAAGGATTGACTCGTTGATCAAATATCCATATCGGAAATCCGCCGGCTCTTTCAATGAATCATGACGGATGATCTCTCCTGTGCATCCATGCACCGCAAGGTTGACTGCGGCCATTTTGCAGCAAATACCATCAATATCTTCACCAATCAGATATGTGTCATAGTCATATTCAATGAATGCAGAGAGTAACATTCTTGCAGATCCACATGCACAATCACCGATTATCTTTCTTTGTCTGCTATCACCAATTGAGCAGCATCTTGCAGTCAAGTCAGCGACACCAGGCGGAGTGAAAAACTGACCACGCATGGATTTGAAACGCCCAGACAGATTCATGAAAAGGTCTCCCCAGGCATCATACCAACTCACCTCCGCCAATTTTTCCTGGAGATATAATGCGTATGTCATGAGGAAATTTGAAAATTGCTCATTTTCTTTTTCTCCATATTGCCACGCAACATCTAAATGTTCATTGGTGCAGAGTCTGCAAATGATATACGTGAGAGAGTCATCCAAAACCTTTAGAGGGTCTTCATTAAGATCTCCACACAATTTGACAAAAGCATCTTCAAACTTATTCATGACTAAACAAATTTACCATGGCTGATCTTGACCGAATCCTGTTGCGTTTGGGCGTAAATCGTAGTTGTAGCAATTGACTCATGACCAAGCATCAGTCTCACTTCCTCAATTGGCATTCCTCTCCGCAATGCCTGTGTCGCAAGTGTTTTCCTCAAAAGATGTGGGTGAAGCCGAATCCCAGCCCGTATCCCTATTCGTTTGATGACCGCTCGTGCCTCATCCGGAGTGAGTCTTCCATCAATCCCCAGTTTATCAATTTGTTGTTGCCTTAATTTTTCGCCTACAATCGGATCAAAGTCATATGCGAAGAGACCGGGATGGTTGTCTTTCCTGTTATTGATATAATCTTTCATGGCAAACTTGCACCTTTGTGAAATATAGACCGTTCTATACTTCTGCCCTTTACCAAGGACTTGACATTCATCTTTGTCAAAATCAACATCAGAGATATTGAGCGCACATGCTTCGGCAATTCTGCATCCGGTGGAATAGAGAAACTCAACAAGTGCTTTCTCCCGTTTGGTCTTGCAACAATATCTAATCAGTTCCATCTGCTCATCCGTCAATGCCTCCTCCGGTTTGTAGTGAATCTTAATCTTTTCCACTCGTAGCATTGGGTTTTTCACCACCAATTCTTCCGCTGCTGCCCATGTGAAAAAAGATGAAAGAGTCCTGTGTATGTTTGCAAGATAAGAGGATGATGACTTCTGCATCTTCTTCTTTGCAAGATAAATCCGAACATCATCTGCGGTTATATCCTTAATGTGCTTGTTTATAGTGCGAATTGCCTGATGAAGATTTCTTTTGTACAATTCAAGAGTCCTCTTTGTGCAACCCTGTACTGCCTTTGCAAGGAAAAACCTGTTGACAATATCCTCATCCGTGCGTTCATATACAATGAGAGACCGCTCTTTTCTTATGAGCTCATATTCATCAAGGGCCAACAATACTGCGCTCTCAACTGAATTTATTGTCTCTGCCTCTATAATCCCGACAAGGGATTCACGCAACTTGTAAAGTAATTCTTCAATAGTAGTCATGATTTATCATCAATTACCAATACTTTTTACGGTGCGACGTCTTCAAAACCGTCCCCCAGGGAGACGTCCATGGCGGGTCTGGGGTCATCGGAGGGAACCAGAGTGGGCTTGCCGGGGGGCCTCATGACAAAAGGGCTCATGACCTCATTGTATTCGCCCTTCAGCAGCTTCTTGATATCCCCCAGAGGCTTGAGTGTCATGTTGGTTATCTCTTCATCCTTCAGCCCCCTGGCCTTGAGCGCGTCGATGGCTCCGCGGGGGTTGATGCACTTGGTGATGGACCGTCCTTCCACGACCTTGGTGCCGGGAACGGGGTTCCCCTCCATGGCAAGGCCTATGGCAACAATTTCAGCCCTGTCGCACCACGTGCGTACGGCGGGGATGAGGTGCACGACCGTCGCCAGCTGCATGCCCGTCATGGCATAGGGGTCTCCGAACTCGGCCTCGATGACCGTGGAGAGTGCGGCGAGGGCGGGGCACTTCCCGGCCACGCGGCAGAACTTGCAGTGGCTCCCCGGCTTGAGGGTGCCGTCGCAGTCCGCCGCGAGCTGCGCCGCGGGGGCGAACTCCGTCCGGCCCCAGTCGAGCAGGGCCTGCGACATGATGGTGTAGTCGGTACGGTGCCGGAGCCTCACCTGGTCGATGGTCATGGTGATCTCCTTCGGGATGTAAGACGTGGGGATGAGGTTGACGGCCCCCAGGGCGTAGATCATCAGCTGGGGGTTGTGGAAGGCGTTCACCTTGACCCCGCGGCCGTACTTGAGGTCGAACACGTGGAGCGTCCCCATGCCGGAGACGATGGCGTCGGCGGTCCCCCAGCAGTGGGGGCTCCAGCGGTCGAGGCTGACCCGTTGCTCGATGTAGAGCTTGGCAGTCCAGTCGAGCTCGCAGGCCTCGCGGTACGCGGCCCATACGTTAGCCACGTAGGGCTGGACCTCCTGGGAGATCTCCACGGGGTCGAAGCCGTTGTCGAGTGTGTCCTGAAGGAGGTCCACTCCGGGGTGGTAGTCCTCCCAGGCGACGCCGGTCTTGCCGTCGAGCAGCTGCTGGAGCCAGTCGGCGGCTATGGCATGGGCGCATGTGCCCTCGTCGGCGTACTTCGACGTCGACTCCTTCTGTGTGCTCTCCAGTATCGCGCTGGGTGCGCATGCCATCCATCGGGCAGCTGCCGACGGTGAGAGCAAGGCGTGTAATGATTCTGACATGATATTTTACTTCTGTTGGTTGTGGATGCTATCCAGCCATGATTTCAGCCCGAAATACAATTCCTCAAGGATGTCACAGTCGTATTCGGCGCCTGGAATCAAAGCGTGAAAAAGTTCATTCATCTGCTCCTCACTGGGTTTCTATGAAGGTTCATCAAGAATAGGCGCACAGTCAATAGCATCTTTGCACTTCACCCGAATATCGTTAAGCAAAGAAACTCTATAACTTGGCTGAATCTCATAGAAATCCTTATCTTTCAGCATACCGAAGATTGTGTGAATAACCTGTTTGTATGTTCCTTGAGGCTGTGGGCGGAGGGATTTGAGCCAAGCAATTTCCCTATCATAAGAAGTGTCTCCGTCATTTTCTTTATAGGCATAGCGATTTTCCTTTGATTCCTCAATAGAAGAAATACAAGAGTTGAGCATTTCCTCATCCTCCTCGCTCCATTCTGCGGACTTCTGCTCTTTTAATCCCACCGATTTCGATGGGTTTAGATTCTGCTCTTTCTGCTTCATCCCCACTTCCAGTCCTTTCTTGTATTCATAGGTTTCTTCAACTGGTATCGATCCCATTAAATCATCCATCCATTTGTGAAACTTAACATCTTCTTCTTTTGAATACACAACCGCCTCGTTTTCCCAGAACTCGGCAGAAACTTCGTAGTCAATCCCTTTTTTCTTGAGAATTCTACGGAATCCTTCGGCAGAATCTTTCAGTATCTTGGTAAGGGTCTTTGTGGCATTTTCGGTTTTCTCTTTCTGCTTTTCAAGCCAGTTCAAAACACCTTCTTTTGTAACTCCATTGTTAGTGTAGGCTTCATCGGGGATGAAAGGCAGCATATTGTTTATTGCTCTTGTTATCCTCTTATCCTCGCTCTCGCGGAGTTTGTCAATAAGAGCAAGAGTATCAAGTCGTTCCTTCTTCAAGACGAAGGAACAGTCAAGACCTTTGTCCTCAATGGCCTTTGCCAGTTTTTCTGCGTCAATGTATTTCATTCTTCTTCCTCTTTTTCCAAAATTTGCGTACAGCGTTGTAGATGCGGACATACTCCAAGGCCTCCGTCCTTGTGGGGAATGACACCAATCCATGATGGTAGAGCCAGTCCCAGCCGAGAAGCAAATTCTCATATCTTTCGATGAGAAACTCCGTTCTTATCTTCCCCTTCCTTGTCTTAAATCGCCAGGGCGTTATACGGAGGTCGTTTAACCTTGTCATGCAACTCCGTTATATTGCTTGCCGAAATAGTGGTACAGTCCGCTGACGAACTGCCCCCGGAGGCCCTGGGGCACGTCCCTCATCTTGGGACGGTCACCGGGGACGGATATCCTGTTCCCCTTGACGAAGAGGTCCAGGAAGGTCGAGGCCTTCTCCCTGTTCTCCTTGATGCAGGGAGCCACGGCCTCCAGGTATTTGTCGTCGGGCCAGAGGTCCACAGGTTCGGCGTCCATGGCGTCGAGGAAATCCTTCGTCTGAGGTTCGGCCTGGGCCAAGGCTTCCGCCGCCTGAGCCGGTGTCACGGACTCTGCCGGAGCCGCCGGAGCAGTGCCCTTGCACACGTCGAGGGGCATGTCGGGGACGGCTGCCGGCTGGGACTGAAGGATGCGGAGGAATCGGGCGAGGACGGCCAGTCCGTCACGGTTGACGGAGAGGTTGAACGTGAGAGTGATGTTATTGTCCATTTTTGATTTGGGTTTTGGAGACTCTGTATGTTTTGATGTTGATGGCGAGTTTCCCGTCTGGGGTGGGGGCCAGGTCGAAGAGGATGCAGCGGAACTGCAACAATTCGTTCTTGATGATAGTCTTCAGGAGCATGTCCCTGATACCGGACGTGATGAAGCAGAGATTTCCTTTACTGTCGCTCTTCAGAGGGAACCCGAACTTGCTGTCGACCTTCTGGATATACCAGTCGGTAGGGTAGGCGTTGTCCTGAAGGAACTCTATCTTGTCCTTGTCCGTCAGCTTCAGTATGGCCGATGCCCGCCGTGACAGGCGGAAGCATCCGTGCGCCGACATATAGAGGGTCGCTTGCCCGTACATCTTCGGCTGCGGCTTGTGGGATGCGTTGATGAGGTTGTAGGGAGTGAATGACATGGCTCATATTGTTCTTTAGAACTCGCCTTTCACCCGTATGAGGGTGAGAGAGGAGTTGTTGATGTAAAGGGACACGTGTTCGGGGACAAGGCTGTTCTTTTTCACGGAGATCTCGCAGGGCCTCCAGCGGGGGTTCTCCTTCAGGAGTCTCTCCTGCCAGGTCTGGACCTCGCGGACCATTGCGTTAAAGCTTTCCTCGTAGACGAGGTGGTACATGAAGTGCTTGCGGGCCTCAGTCATGAGGGCGTCCTCCATCTTCGGGCACCCGGAGAGGTGGTAGAAGTGATCGACGAAGTAGGTGTCCATGGTCAGTCCTCCTTTTCGTTAAGGGTTGAGGCCATGGCGGCGCAGATGCCTGCGGAACCGAGGTGCCACCATGCGCCGGCGACGATGACGGCGGCGAGGCAGGCGAGGGCGAGGACGGACCAGAGCCTTGCCCCGGGCGTCATCCTCTTTGAGAAATCAATAATTTTCTGCATCTTTGTGCGGGTTAAATAGTTCATACCATTCATCATTATTTTGACCTGACGGGCATGTCATAGACGTGTCCGTCTCTTATTTTCTCATTGATTTCCGACCGGTAGAACATCAGTCTCCGTCCCATGCGGTGATAGGGGAGTTCTCCCCTCTGGCAGGACTTGCGGATGGCGTCAGGCGTCATGCCCGTTTCTTCGGACAGCTTGCCGATGGAAAGGACGGGCTCCGTGCGTCTGGCGATTTCCGCCGCGAGGTAGTTCAGTTCTGATGTGGTCATATCCGTATGGTTTACCTGGAAATATGCTTTGGCCGGAAAGTGTAAATTCCCGCGTCAGGCGAGCCGTGTGATGGTTACTATAAAGTTCTTCCAGTCGCAGGAATAGACAAGGTTATACCCCCTTGTCTTGCGGGCATAATCGACCATCGTCTTCGCGGCGTTGCACGCCAGGCCGTTTTCCAGCTGGAAGGATACGCCCGTGTTCGGGGCAATCCTCTCGATGTCTTCTATGGAAACTTTCGCTTGCATTTTTTTAATTGTTGGCTATATTTGTAGTCACCCCTTGCGGGACAAGTCTTGAATGTCAAGGCTTTGTTTTTGCGTTGGTCGGTTTTACTGACTGACTAACTGACGCAAAGATACACAAAATTTGAATAAAACAACACTTTTCGTGAAAAATTTATACAAACCGTGAATTATGGACAAGATTGATATGCTCACGCGGCTTGTGGAGCATTTTGCCTCCGGCAACAAAAGCAAGTTCGCCTCGACCCTTGGCATAAAGGCGAATACATTATCTAACTGGTTTTCGCGTGGGATGTTTGACCCCGAACTTATAAAAGCATCCTATCCGGAAGTATCCGGAGATTGGCTCCTGACAGGGGAGGGAGCGATGATGCTTTCGGAAAGGGAAGGGCTGTCAGATGTTGATAAGGCATACTACCGGGGACAGATAGACATCCTTCGGGAAGCCCTTGGTTTGGGGAAAAATCTTATACAGGAACGTGTCGCATCCTCAGAATAAAATTCATACCATGATAACGTACTTTATTATTTTCCTAATGCTCGCTGCCGGAGTTCTTATATATCTGATGTTTGCCCCGGTCTCGCCCCAGCAGAGCCTGCCCAAGAGACCCGAGTTTCCTATCAGAGGCATCAATATGCGCGGGCTGACTGATGAAGACCTCGGGTTTTTCCAAGGTACCGTCCGGTGCGACCAAAACGAGTATGACAAATTCGCCCTGGCCGTGTATTCCTCGACGGGCAAACACCTCGGGTACCTCCCGCGGGGACGGGAAGCTTTGTTCAATGCGATTGCCGCACAGGGTGGAGTTATCCCCTGCGAAGGGACTGTCGAGAAAGGTGACGATGACAAGCGGGAGTTCTATTACGGCTATGTAGATATTGATAGCATATATACAAAATTTTGTTAACGCCAATTTAGATTTTATTATGCAACAAATTGAAAGCCTGAGGCCGTTTCGAGTCCCTAAGGGTGCACTTGATAGGCCGGAGACAAACGGCCACACAAAACTTCATAAGGCCGTTTCTGTTAAGAACCACGCACTTATGAAGTTTTGTCTTTATTGTTTCTATTGGTCAATGTTGGTCAGTATTCGACAAAACCTGTTAACGGTTTTGTTTACGTTTACACTGTCAAATTTGTTAACATGGAAAAGACAAGGTTAGTCTGGAACAGACGAAAGAACGGCCTCGTGGAGGTCGAGACGTATTACACGGGCGGATACCGCCGCTACACTTCCACCGGCATCCGATGCGAGTCCTGGGACAAGGCCCGGCAGCGCGCCACGGGGCCCGGCTCCGAGGAGATAAACCGTAAGCTCGCAGCCTACCAGGGACCGGACCGGCGGACGAGAATCCCCTTGATGACATGGCTTGAGGAAGAACAGGGGAGGCGCGAACTTCGCAAGAGTTCCCTGCTGCATGAGAACTGTGTCTTTTCCGCCATCCGTGCATTCGGCGCCCCGCGGTTCCTTACCGACGTCACCCCTCAATGGCTGTTCCGGTTCGACGCATACCTCCATGACGGAAAAAGGAAACAGACGTCCGTCTATAATTATCATAAGGTTCTCAAGGTGTATATGAAGCGAGCGGAATCGCAGGGGTACATCGACCGGACTCCCTATGCGCGTTTCCAGACCGACCGCGGCAAACACGCTCCCCGCCATGCCCTGACACGGGCGCAGCTTACCACCCTGGAGGGGATGGAGCTGACCGGGGAGATGTGCAAGGTACGGGATCTTTTCCTCCTGATGAGCTATACAGGCATGGCCTACGTTGATATGTGCGCCATGGATACGGAGAGAATCCGTGACGGCTGGTATGCGTCCGACCGCATCAAGACCGGCGTTCATTTCGTTACACCGGTGCCCCCGAAAGCTCAGGTAATCATCGATAAATACGGGAAGGTGCCGGCGCTGTCTGACCAGTATTTCAACAGGTGTCTGAAAGTCCTTGGCACATCCCTGAACCTGGACTTCCAGCTGACTTCCCACATTGCCCGCCACACGTTCATCACCCTTGCCCTGGAACAGGGGCTGGCCCCGAATGTGGTGCAGCGCATGGCCGGGCATTCCTCTCTCTCCATGACGGAGAGCTATACGCACCTGGGAGATGACTGGGTGAAGAAGGAGGGAGGCATGCTGTTATAAAAAACCCGCGACCTTCACAGGCGGCGGGAAAAACATGAGCTATGAACAAAATGGTATGTCTATAACAGCCTGACGAGCCATTTCCGGCACGTCCAGACAAGAAGGAGAGCCACGGCCCCCAGGAGCCAGGGAAACACACTCAGGCGGAACCGCTGCCACCAGGTCAATTCCTTTGGAACCCTGACGTATCGAGTCAGGATTTCCGAATGATTGCTTGTCGCTGATGTAACGATAGTCCTTTCCGGATAAGTCAAATGGAATGGCAGGGGGTCTCGCTTGTTTGCTATCGTATGATGAAGGCCGGTGCTGTCCACCCAGGCATCCGACTCCGCGACGGAAGTCTCCAAGTGCGATTTGTCGCCCCATGCAAGATGATTGGTCGAGGATTCTGTCGGAAGGGTAATATAGACGAGACTGTCCCGATAGACTGTCGAATCTCGGTACTCTGTCTTATACTCCGTCCGCACGTGTTCGACTATCCTGGGAGAACACCCGGCAAGCAGAAGGACCGCGATGATAACGATGATGGAATGTTTCATTTTTTCAAAAGTTTGAACGACTGGCACCGCTGCTTTCCCCCAGATCCACGGATGGCGATATGCCACCAATGCGCTCCCTTCTTGTTGCTTTCATTGATGGACTGGTCCCATTTGACCCCGTGCGAGGTCATCCATAATTCCGCAAACTCTATGAACTCGTCAAGGTCTCCGGTGGTGGTGATGTCGGCGGCATACCCTGTCGTATGTGCGGAGTTCTCGACCCCGCCGACGGCTTTGTTAAGAGCCGGACACCGGTAGCCAGAAGTGACGGTGAGAGGCTTCCCCCACGCATTCCGCAACGGTTGAAGGATAGTCCCGACCAATTCGTCGAGGTGTTCCACGGCATCGAAGTCAGGGGTGTTGTCGATGAGCCTCCACTTCGCGGTGGTGGACTCGACAAATTCCGACAGGGAAAAATTACGATACTTCGCCATCGCCGTCAGTGCGTTTCATATTATGACGGGGCTTTACTATTTCGTCCACGTCCTCCTTGCTGATTTCGACCCCCACCTTCTCCCCGGCTTTGCGGAACACAAGCTTATACAGGTTGACGATTGAGAAGTCCACCCCCTTACACTCAAGGTAGTTGCCGATGATGGAAAGGAACTCATTGAGGAACACCACTCCGAGGATAATCCACTCAAGGCTCTCCTTATGGAAGGATATCGCCACGGAGGATGCCAGCACCAGCCAGCAGGTGTAGGTGAACAGCTTGGTCGTGCTGCGACGGAGGGCCGTTGACAGCCTGACACGCTCCTTGCGATAACGTGCGGCCCTGATGCCATACACGAGGTCGAGGGCCACAAGGGGCAGCGCTACCCATGCGTAGGGCATCATTCGCAGGACGGCAGATTGGAGGAAGGCGATGGCCACGGTGGCGGCGGAGCCTTGCACGACGAGGGAGGATTCTTCTGTCATAGTTTTTTTTTGTTAAAATGGCCCCGCAGTCGCCCACGGGGCCGTGAGCAAAGAAAAGTGGAATCCGGCCTATTCCTGGGCCGCGACGTCTGATGCGACCGTGCTCATGCCGTTCTTGAAGGCGGTGAGGGTGGTACGCATGGCGGCGATGTCGGAGACGGAATCGAAGTTGTAAACAAGGCTCCCGTCCTCTCCGTTATGCCAGCCGGAGAAATTGAACACCGTGTTCATTTCCGCGTCCCGGACGCTCCCGTTGCAGTTGATGATGGCCTTGTTGGCTCCCGCGGTGAACGTCCCGGTGACGGTGTAGTCACCCTCGGTGACGGAGAAGTCGCCCGTGTAATTCTGTGCTTTGAAATTGCTTATCATGGCTTGATATTGTTAATTGGTTGCGAACATGGGGAACACTGCCTCGACGAGTGCAAGGTCGTAGTCCTGCCCTTCCATCCCCTTGATGAAGGCATCGGAGGAAATAGGCTTGGGGAGTTCCACGGTCTCTGATGCGAGGGCTTCCACGGCCTTGTTATAGGCCACGACGGCGGAGAACAGCTCCTTGTGGGAGTTGATTTCGGCTGCGAGGGCCTTCTGCTTCGCAGGGTCGGATTCGGCCTGAAGGTTCTGCTGGAGTTCCGCGACCTTGTTGCGTTCCTCTTCGTATGCCCCCAGATGGGCCGTTTCGAGGTCTTTCGCCTGTGCTTCCAGGGCCTTCTGCTGGCCCAGGAGGAACACGTGGTCGGTGATGAGGGAGTTCCGGAAGTCCTTGTCTTCGATTTTCGCCATTTTGACGGACTTCAATGCCGCGAGGGCAGGTCTGATTTCACTTTTCTTCATGGTTTGATAAGAGTTTATTGTTTGTTATTAGGCTTTCCCGTCATGGGAAGGTACTTCTTGAGGAACGCATACAGGCCGTAGCCGATGCTTATGAGAGGGAACGGCATGGCCCATAGGGTGTCCTTCAAACTGGAGAACACGATGGCCGTGCTGAAAAGGGTCAGTCCTACGGCGACGAGGATGCCGAAGAGGATGAGGTTCTGTTTGTTGTAATCTTGCATAACTGTATGTTTTGAAGTTATATTTCCAGAATAGGGTCATCAGCGACCTGGGTAGTGGATTGGAACACTACTGTATTGTTCGTGTCCCTGCCGGTCACGTCTATATGGAGCGACCCCGCGGGATAACTCGGCAGGGATTGGCTTCCGAGTTTGGCGTTGGTGCTTTCCAGTAGTTCTGTCAAACCTCCAGTATCCGCAAGCGCAGATGTCGGGGATGACGAGCTGCTATAAACAGTCGAACCGAGGTCAGTTCTGATACCATTTGAATAGGAGTACAGTTCGAGAGTGATGGTGAGCGATGATGAAGGTATGGTCTGCCCGGTATTGTTCATGAAATAGAGGGAGTACCACACCTTGCGTCTATCGGTCAGCGAGCCGGAGGTCATCCATCGATATGCACTACCCACCCATGCGGAGTAGGAGCCAGAGAACACTTCAAAATCGAACTCTGTTATGGCGGGGTCGGTGACGGGGAGAGGCATGAATTTAGCGCTGCCGTGTGCCACGGCTTGCGTATAGTTAGTCCATGCCGATACCTTCGTGTCGCAGAGGCAGGCATAGGCAGTATAAGTCGCGTTGCCGCTGAATATCGTGTTGTTCTTCGGGATGGGTACCGTCTGCCATGCCGTCACAGACGGGTCATCAACCCCCGCACCGATTTTCTGCGTGGACGTGACGATGTAGGTAGTGGTGACGTTGTTCTTCACGACCGCAACGGCGATGCACAGATACCAGTCAGCAAGCCCGCCCATCTCCGCGAAGCCGATGCCGTCGGCAGCACCGGTAGTAATGGCGTAGAAGTTGATGTCATCCTCCCGCTGTGCCCCCGTGTTATAGACATAATGGGTCAGTTGTTCCGTGCTTGATGCGGCAGCGAACCCTCGGCAGGGAGCGACCTCCCTTGTCGTGTATCCGGTGGTGGTGCTTGCTATACCTGCATCAGTCATCTTGACGAAATCAGCCTTACGGAAATAACCCGTCAATGGACGAGCATAGGCCCATGTGTTCAATGGCTCGGCAGCGAGCTGGGGTGACGAGTATTCCGATGCGGAAATCCCGAAGTTCGCCGCCCTCCGCTGCACCTCCGTGACGAACCCCACGGCACTGTGCTGGATGGGCTTGTAGCGGGCCCACTTGTTGATAGTGCCGGACGTTATCAGCGTCCCGAGGTCTCCCGAGGTGTTGCCTACCGCCGCGGAGATGTCACCCATCCCCACAGGTGCGGTCATGATTCCATCTGTGCTATTCCATGGCATATCCTAATCTCCTTTTAAGTTCACGATTTTCTCTTTCCAACTCCTGTATCCGCCTCTCATGGTCGTTCACGTCACGTGCTATGGTGATGGCGGAAACGAGTGCCGCCGCTCCGTAGTCCAGCGCCTTCTTTCCGTCATGTTCCGACACCACCTCGGGCAGAACCGTCTCCCAATACTGGGCGAGCGACCCCGCCTGCCTCCTGCCTTCCCTGTCCTTCCAAAGGAAAGTGATGGACGGAGCATGGGCGATATCGGCTACGGAGAGGGTGGTGTCAATGAAGTCCCGCTTGAAACGCTCGTCCGAGGTAGAAGAGACACCGAAGGCACTGACGTAGCCGTCCGAATAGATACCCGTCGATGCGTATATCGTTCCGCCCACGGAGAAGGTATTGGTCGTGGATATGGTGGCGTTAACAGCCGCTCCGTTTGCGTTGATGCGGAACATGGTATTCGCACCTCCGTAGCCGCCGACGGAGAAGTTCAGGCTTCCGCCAGTAGGGAGGTTGATGTAGTTCGCTCCTGCTCGACTGAAGTTGATATGGTTCGCCGCCGCCGTGCTGGTAAGGGTCAGGGTCTGGAACGTCCCTGCTCCCGTTGCAGTGACAGCACCTGCCACCTGAAGCTTGACGGTCGGTGCCGCCACGCCTATTCCGATGTTGCCACCGGACGTGAGGGTCATCCCTACCGCCCTTGCCGTGCCGTAGTGGAACGCCGTGCTACCGCCGTAGACATGCGTCTCGTAGCCCTGGCCGGCAGTGCCGTAGCCGACGAGCAGATTATCAGATGCGTTGATGCCTAATATGCTCATGTCTGTCCCGGCCGCATTATTCGCTCTCAGATAGACGGCATTGGAAAGCACGGGACTTCCTGTCATGGTCCCGCCTGCGAGCGGAAGGTAGTTGCCCAGCGATGCCGCCGCCGCGTAGTAGGAGCCGTGTTGCCCGTCCAGGAGGTCGGCATTGAGGCTTCCGACGACCGTGGTGTTAGCCATCGTTCCTCCGCTGAGAGGCAGATACCCCGCCGCATTGTACGGAGCGTAGGTAGTGGAGAGGTTACACGCCGCGAAGGCACTGCCAGTATAGTAAACGGGGTTGGTGGACGAGCCTATGGCCGTCGTTCCCGCGAGGGTCGCAAGGGTCAGGTTCCCAGTGTGGTAGATGTACCTATAATCGGTATCCGACGCATCACGCACCCAGGCCCCCAGAGTGTCGTATCCAATCCTTCCCAGCTGCGTATCATCAACACTGTTGACCCTGCCGTAGAAGCCGATGGAGACAATGCTGTTGTTACTCCTGTTGACGGCGAAGGCTTCCTGCGAGGTGTACTTGATTGTAGTTACCCCCGTGAGCGTTCCACCCGTCAAGGGAAGGTAGGTATTCGCCGCCGTGGCCGAGGTAAGGTATCCTGCACTTGCATGGTTGCCCCAGCCGTAGGCTGTGTGTCCTTCATCGATATACCCCTTGTAGGTCGAAGCGATATCGATGGTGCGGTCAGCGGCGAGGGAGCCGCCGCCCGTGAGGTAGCCAGTACCAGTTATCGTGCGGGATGCGAGGGCAAAGGTGCTGCCCTTCGTAAAGGTAAGGGTCGAGCCGGACTTGCTCACAGCCGTTACGGCGTTCCCGCTGCCCGTGGTGGATATGGAGTTAACGTACCCGGAGAGGGCCGAGGTCAAGTGTGCGGAATGGATTTGCAAATTGTAGCCCGTGGTGCCGGACTCGTTGATTTGCAAGTTCGCCCACATGGCCGCGAGGTCAATCCCACCGCCGCCGCCGCCCGTGTCAGAGGCTCCGAAGGCTGAAACGAAACTGTCCGAGTACAAGCCTGCGTTGGTGTGCAGATTTCCGTCAGAATCGAGTTCGATATAGACATCATCGCCGAACCATATCTTCTTCGTGGTTGTAACTTTTACTCCGCCCGCGATAGTGGCCAAGCCGGATGCGGCTATGGTGCTGATGCCCGCGAGGGCCTGTGATGCGGAGGAGGTCTGGACGCGGGTCGTGCCTATGTAGAGGGTTGGCCTTCCCGTCACGTCGGCAGGCACTCCGTCAGCCGACCAATAGGTGACTCCCCAGATGGTCTTGCTGACCGTGGAGAGCTTCGATGCCATTGCCGCCGTCCCCGATATGTTGATGTCCCACGTCCCCGAGGCACCCGTGCCCGTGAGGGTGGGAGCGAAGGAGTTGTAGTTGCCCGCGTGCAAGATGTCGTCAGTCCCCCATTTAAGGGAATCGGCGGCGATTCGCAGGTTAAGGCCGGCATAGCCGTCCATGCCGAGGAAGGCATAGGTAATGCCGTTATCGGATGCCCCGGCGGTATATGCGCCGTAGAAGCCGATGCGGAACATACCCGCAGTGATGCCGTCCACCGTGCCTGTGATGATATTGCGAGACCATCCGGCAGTCGTCGTTCCGACGACATTCCGGTTTAGCATCACGGTACTGTCCCAGCCGTCCATGCCGATTGTGCCGGTCATCGTCCCTCCTGACAAGGGGAGGTACGCGGATAACGCGCTGTCAGATACATAGCCCTTGCCGCTTATCCACGTCTCAAGGTCGCTTATCTTCGCCGTGGTGATGGAGGGGATGTCCGATGCGGTCAGTGCCCGGCGGGTGAAAGTGAGTGTGTTCTTTCCGGACGCCTTCGACCATGCCGCCGATGTGACGAATCCCGTGCCGCTGTACGCCACGTTGAACAGGTGATGGTAGTCGATTTGTAAGCCATACCCCGTAGTTCCGCTCTCATTTATCTGAAGGTTCGCCCACATCGCGGGAAGGTCGATTCCGCCGCCGCCTCCACCACCGGTGTCGGATGCGCCGAAGGCGCTGACGAAGCTGTCAGAATAGAAGCCCAGGGTGGACCTTAGCACATATACAGGCTCAGATTCCGTTCCGACATTAACCACCTGCAAGACGCCGACCCCGCCTATATTGATGCTGCCGGCGATGTTCAAGTTTCCGGACATGGTAACGTCGGCGATGCCCGTAAGGCTCTGCTCCCCGGCCGCCGGCTGGATGCGGGTCGTACCGATATACCCCTCCGTGGAAGGATAGATAGGCGGAACGGCCGCCGTTCCCGAGCCTCCGGAGCTCGACCCAGACCCGGAAGAACCGGAACCAGATATCACCTCGTTGCCGGCGATGATAGTCTCAGACGACACCTCGATGCTGACCACCGGAAGGGTGAGCGCCGACATATTGAGGGAGCCCTCGATAAGGTCCCATGACCATTCCTGGATAATGAAGTTGTGGCCACCCATCGCCATGAACAAAGGCGTGACGACGGGGGATGCCACGCCGTTCAACGTCCCTTCCGCCTTCAGGCGGGGAGCCGCCACGGAGAGTGCGTAGTCGCGGGCGATGAAGGAAAGGTAATCATATCCGGCGAAAAGGTCCGATTCGACAGTCCCGACAACGACCCCGGAACGGTCCTTCAAGGTGTTTGCGATGAAATACTTGGCTTCCGCGGTGCTGGTAACGCCGGAAATCAGCATGTTGACGTTATCAGCCGGCTGACGAGCGTTGTTGTCGATCTCGATGACATCGGAGAGAGCTGCATAAGTGTCGCCGTAGGAGAGCCAGGCGTCGAAGAAATGCACCGTGGGGTAGTATTGCGTGGGCCTGCCGCTGGAAGGCTGTGAGTTCGAGGTAGCCTGGACCCGGACGCGGGTGAGGGCCGTGATGCCGTCGCATTGCGGCAGCTGAAGGGTGAACACTTCCCCGGATGTCGGATATGACGTGCCGGCAGACGTGCGGCGTGCAGCATAGGAGACGGGATTGGCCGGAGGAGTTATCCTGATGCTCCCCTGAGAGGCGGACCACTTATACTCAACGCCCGAGTCGTCATCGTTACTGACAAGATACCTGGTTATGCCGTTGCCGGTGACGGACACGACGAGAGAGAAATATGACCGCTTGCTGCGGAGATATGACAAGACCCATCCGAGTTCGACGTTGACGCACAAAGGGAAAGCGTCTTCACGGTTCGTCTCATCGAGATTGATGCCGTCCGCCGCATCGAAAGACACGTCCAGAATCGCCGTGGCGTTCCCGGTGGTCGGATTGCTGACCGTAGCGTCGCCTGTCCTGTCCCACAGCTCCTCGCAGTTTATCGTGACGTTTTTCCTCGCAGGCACGATGGTAAGGTCGGCGTGTCCCTCCGGCCACCAGCCGCCGGCATAGGCGGAGCCGACCGACGCCACGGGAATACCCGCGGAACTCCCGGCGGGGAAGACCTTGCCGCCTGACAAGGCCGGCGTCACGTCCGTTTCCCTCATGACGATCCAGGACAGCCCGTGCTGGAAGATGACGGCATGGAACGTCTGCATCAGCTTGTCGAGCACATCGTAGAAGGTGACATCGGTAAGCTCGTCCCAATCGACGGTGACATTGGAATAGAACTGCGCGGCGGTGAGGCTCCCGGCCCGGACGGAAGATATGTACTTGATGTCATACCTCATTCCCGTAGCGTTCAGGAGGGTGCCCAGCATCACGTGCAGTGACTGCCTCCCGACCGGGGACCACTTATAGTTCTTGAGCTCTCCGAGGTTGTCAGACGCCGTTATCCGGACGTCGTAGGGAGGCGCGATAAACGGCTCCGAGTACAGTTCCGGAGAAACGTACCCCTTCCACAAAATAGCGGTGCCGCATTTCAGACGGACCTGGAACTCAAAAGGATTGCTCGTATAGAGGTCAGCATACTCTCCGTCCATGCTGCACTCGGCGCTCAGCTCGAGGGACGTGCCCCAGATGCCGCCGTTGTTGTCACGCCTGAGCGTAACGGACTGTCCGCCGATGGCGCGGGTCTTCGCAGCGCCCGTATAGCCATCCTGCAAGATTTCCACTTTCCATTCCGCGCCGTGCCGGTCCTGCCACCGGAACAGATATTTCACCCCTAATGCCATAGCCGATTATGTTGTATGCTGTTTTCTGTTGTTTTCGCCCGCGAGGACGGCTTCCAGGACGGAGCCGTTTGCCCTGAGAGTTCCGACTACCTGGACCTGCATCGTGCGCTGGTATGAGTCGCTGCCCGTGCCCGACGCCCCGTAAGAGCTGGACGCCACGTTGGACGAGCTGTAACCGCCCGAGCCTCCCATCTTGCTCGATATGGAGGACAAGGCTGCGCCCACGGCAACCAGCGCGGCACCCGCCGCTATTGCGAGACCCGCCGATGCGGGACTCATCGATTCCAGAGCCTTCGCAAGTGCCGTCTTGGCGAATCCGAATGCCATGAGGGCGGCACCGAACTGCTTGGCGAATCCGCCGATAGCCCTGAGGAAGCCGGAGAAGATTCCGTCCAGGCCATCACCAGAGAACATATCCACCAGGCCGGAACCCAGCGCCTCGGCAAGACCGGCGAAGCTGGAAGCAATAGAGCCCTGCAAGGACTCGATAACATCCTCCCATTCGGAGTTATCCACCTCAGGCTTGACCTTTACGGCGATGGAACTTTCCTTGCCGGATACGGCGATGGCATTCTTCAGGGACTCCGCAATGGCGGAGCCATCAACCTTGAGGTCGATATTCTCCAAGCCTTCCGGCAATACGGCTTCCGACACTTGAAGGTCAGACAACTGCGACAGCTTCGCCATCTCCTCACCCTGCTTCTTCAAGGCCTGAAGGGCCTTCTCCCTCTCTTTCGCTTCCGCCGCCGTCTGCGTGGTGATGGTCCGCTGGATGCGGTTCAGGGACTTCAGCTGCTGGTCAAGGGCCGCAGTAGCGCGGTTCGCCTGCTCCCATGCCTGATTCGCCCGGTCCAGGTCCGCCTGAGTCGAGCCCGCAAGCGCGTTCATCTCATCATACCGCTGCGCTATGGCAGTCAGCATTATTGCCTCTTCATAATAGCGCTTATTGATGAGTTCCTTCGCGTCTGCGACTGCCTTCTGACGGTCCGCCAGAGCCTCCGTGGAATCGGTAGCGATGCGCAGAGCATTGGTTATCTGCGCTTCGTAAGACGACCAATCCCGCCGGAGGTCGGACATCTTATCCTGGATATTGTCGATTTCGACTGCCAGTCGTCCGGCTTCGTTACCACGCTGGATTGCCGGCCGAAGGTCTTTCATGGACCGTCTCCAAGCTGTTTGGAAATCCCCGTCAGAAAGGAGATTCGCAAACGTGCCTTTTATCTGAGTGGCTATGATGGTCCAGTTGTTAGACACCCGGGTCATCCATTCCGCCATGGCACGGCCCGTCTCCGTATGCACGTCCATCATGGCCTGCTTGACGGTCGCGCGGAAAGCATCCGCCTCGACCTGCAAGTGGTCCCCGATGGCCAGAGACTTGAAGTTGTTAGCTTCGGCGGTCAGCTGCTTGAAGGCCATCACGGCGCCGGCTATCCCGAGCCCCGCGATGCCTCCGGCAAGACCCTTCGCAGCCGTGGCGAGCTTACCGAACACGCTTGCGCCGGTGGTTCCGAGCCCGGAGAGCTTAGATGCCGCGCCGCCCAGGGCCGACACATACTGCTGGATGCCGGATATGTTCACCCCGAGCGCGTCCCCGAGCGCATCGATAGCGCCGGAGGACACCTTCTCGAAGTCCTTCAGGCCGCGCTTCGCGGTCTGCATACCCTTCTGGAACTGACTGGTATCAGCGCCTACGTTGATTTTCAGATTCGGACTTTTCGCCATAATTCGCTATCTGTAACCGATTCGCTCAAGGAGGTCCATGGCCTTTTCCATCCTCTGCTCATCGGAGAGATTGTCAAGTTGCTCGATAATCCTTTCGTTTTCGTCGTCCGGAGCCTCGTCCCAGGGCATAGGCCAGAACTTTGAAGGGTCAAGGATTTGAGACCCCTTTTTGAGTTGCAAATTGAAAAGACGCAAGGCCGCGCCCCTTATGAGTTCCCCCATGTGACGGCGGTCTGCGTCTTTCTCGTCGCGGTAGGCCTTCAGGGCCTCCCAGAACTCCCCGATTCTCATTTCGTAGAAATCCCTGGGAGAAAGGCGAAGGAGACCGTAGGCCCATCCGCGGACGTCACCGATATACAGCGGCGGGACTTCTACCGGCTGTCCTTTTTTTTTGCTTCCGGAGCAGACTTCATTGCCGTCTGCCTTGCAAAAATCTGGATGAAGTCTGTCATTTCGGATACCCCGCACAAGGCTCCGATGTCCTGCCCTGTATAGTGGCAATCCCGCCCGTCCAGGCGCTCGCCCTCGTTCACGCATGCGGCCAGAAGGTCGGCGATGTCCGAGGGCTTGAGATCCTGGATGGAAGTGAGAGCCGCAAGCGAATCGCTACCCTTCGCCTGAAGGAACGCGACCATCGAGTTCCAGTTGGACTCCACGCGGACCTTACGCCCGGCGATAACGATGTAGTCTCTTTGCATAACTATGCCTGGAGGGAAAGACCGCCGGTGACGCGGAAGTCAATGCCATAGGTCGCATTGTCCTCGCTGTTGGAAGACTCCGTGTAGTTGGTGATGATGGCGTTTCCCTCGTAGGTCGTGCCGCCTTCGACGGTGTACACGATAGGCACAACGGCGTTGGCACCCTTGAGAAGGGACAGGGCTATAATCTCATCCCTGTTCAGCTTCGTAGCCTCAGTCTC